AAATTGATTGTCTCCTGTGCTTTGTTCTATATAAACACCGTTTGAAATTTCATAGTCTGAAAGTGTTTGGTCAGAACAATACATCTTGTCTTTAAAAATTATTGCGTTGTCTGTTGTATTGGTGATTGTAATAGTATAGTAATTATTTTCAACTAATGCTTGAGTAGTTGAATATTGATAATAGTAATCCATTTCAGAAAATGTTGCTGCATCGTCTGTTAATATAACTTTATTTTGAGCCTCTGACTTTATCACTAATTTATAAGTTTTAGTACCAGTTATTGTTTCTCTTGGGATGAAGTTAATAAAACGCGAGCCATTTGTAGTAAGTATTTGCATATTTTTAAATAAAAAAGGGGAGGCTAATCACTTCCTCCCCTCCAATCAAACTATATATTATGAATCACACAATTATATTAATCGCGTATTTTTTAACTATTTGTACCTACAGTTACTGTTACAGTTGCAGAACTCATTCCAGCAAAAGGGTCAGCAGAAGTACCACCAGCAATAAAATTAGCTGGTTCTAATTCTTGACCAGTTAAAGTTAATGAGTAACCGCTTAAATCACCAAAAGCTGTTCCCGTAGCTATACTTCCACCAGTCACTTCAAGGCCATGCTCTAATCCGCAAAGCATAAAGTTTCCGTTTCTGTCTTCTACACAAATGTGAGGTCTACCGTAAGCCATAAGCTTCAGTTCCATATTGTCTTCTTTAGATAATTTAGGTAGTGTTAAAGTTAATGTTTGTTCAAAGAATGTTGTTCCATTCTCTCTTGAGGATGTAATAGCAGTTTCCAAACTATTTGTTCCTTTTAAATCATATTGGAACAATTCTACTGTTCCCGTTATGTCAGTAATTTCTCCAGAAGTTTTAGTTACAGTTCCAAGCGTACCAAAGTCTATTAGCCAAGCTCTGACCACCCCTCCCAAAATATCTTTACACGGTACCTTTCTTCCTTGTGTTAAATCGCAAGCCATTTGTTATTGTTTTAAATTTAGGGAGCATTTCAGCCCCCTAATTATTTTTTATTTCTTAAACGTGGTAAAGAACTATATCAGAACCAATTCCGTAATTTACAGCACTTGTATATCTCATAATAACTCTTACGTTTTGAGAGCCATCTAAATCAGACATATCAAGAACTTTTACTTCGTTCATATCGTTTAATAAACCAGTACCAAAGTAAAGATTACTTTTTTGAGCAGCCATTGCAGTATTGTCATTAAGACCATTAGCAACGAATAATTTAACACCATCAAAAGAAAGTGCGCCATCACCGTACCACATATGAGATTGTGCATTAACACCACTATTAGTAGCAGCGAATCCACCTAAAGCTCTAACATAAGCTCTTGCTATGTTCTGACTGATAAAAATGTGAACATCTTCTTTTCCGTAAAGTGAAGAAGGAATTGCGTCTACAATTTTCCCTAATTCTCCAACTACGTTAGCAGCATCTACAGCTTGTCCAGTTACATCATTTACATCAGCATCAGCTAAAGCTAAAGTTGCTAATCCATCAAATTCACCAGCGTTTGCATTAACACCTTCCCAAATGTTTTGTTCAGTTTTTTCAGCTACTAAACCAGCTACGTGGCCAATAATGAAATCTGAAAACAATGGTGGCATTTTATCAAATGCAGAATATCCCATTTGAGCAGCTTCCCAATCAGAAATAAAGTCTTGCTTACAAAATTGTAAGTTTACTTGGAACTCTTCTGGTTGTAGTAATCTTTCAGTTAATGTTACTGTAGCAGTTGCATCAAAATCGCAAGAAGCGTTTTTAATTACGTTTGCATCAGTAGCTACTTTTTTCATAGTAGACTTATACTTGATATTAGGCATTACTTCTATACCGCCTTTATCAATTGTGTTAGCACTCAGTAAAGCTGCGGATATATATTTTCCCGCAAAACTGCCACTATAGGTGCTTGTTATGGATGTTGTTGTCGCCATTTTTTTATTATTTAATTATTGTTAAAAATTTTATCAAAAACCCTGTCTTTCGTTGTTGCTGTTCTATTGCTTGCAATATGAAAATTTACTTTGTTATCAACTTCAGCTTCAGGATTATGTTTTACAGGTTCGGGAGCAACAGCAGAAAGTTCTTCTTTTTCTTCTACTTTTACTTCCTCCTTCATTTCTTCTTTGTTACCAAGTTTGTCGTCTATCATTGCTTTGATTTCTTCAACAGCAGATGTAAACTCCTCTTTAGTAACGTAGTTCATTTCTTCTTTTTCTTCTTCTTCCAATTCAGTTTCTTCAACTTCTTTAGACTCTTCAGAAAGTTCTTCTTCAACTGCTTCTTCTTCAGCAGCTTCTTTAATACTGTCAATTAAACCATCTTCAACAACAACTAAAACTTTACCACCTTCTAACTCATATTCTCCAACAGGTAAAGCAATTTGCTCATCTTCTGTTTTAATGAATATTGAATTACCAGCTTCAAACGATTCTGCAACAAGTACAGTTCCATTCTCTAAAGTAACTTCAGCCATTTCTATTTTATTTTCAGAAAGTTCAACTTTTTCACCAACAATATTTTTTATTTTGTTTAGTATGTCGTTTGCTTTCATAATTTGAGTATATACCTATAAACGTTTGAGAACGTTAACTGTTATATTTTTTTGCAACTTTATTTTTATTCTGGCGTTCCAGTTATGTTTCCAATGCCTTGAGCTTGCAAACTTCCATCACAACATTTACTACTGTAAGTATTATCAGAACATAAACAACCCCTTCTGCTATTGCTTGGACTTGTGTTGCTTGGTGTTTTAAATCTTTTACTTTTCATTTTCTATTTGTTTTAATTTACTTTCTGACCATATTAAACCAGCTTTACCACCCCACAACAAATAAGAGATAGTTCCGCACGCTTCTTTATTTCCTTCGTCATAAAACTCTTCAGCTCTACTTAAATAGCTATACATTCTTTTTAAAGTTTCAACACTAATGTTTTCTTTGTTTGCTAATTGTTGCGCTCTAATCTTACCTACTTGTGTAGCACATTTATTATTTACTTTTTTATTTAATTCTATACCTCGCTTTGCATTATTACTTACTGCATCAGGGTAGTCGTTAAATGTTTCAAGTTCTGTTCTTTTACCAGACTTAGTTCTTTTATCTTTTTTAATTAAAGCCCTAATGTTACTAAGCATATATTCTGCCTCAGCATCTTCAATCTCTTGTAGTTCTTTACTCCATTCAGATTTTAAACTTGGGTCTTTTACTTGTGCTTTGTCCGCAAAGTAACCTTCAATGCTAAAACCTTTTACTTTACCAGTTTTTATATAATCATTCCAAACATCCTCGTTTTCTACTTTCATTGAAATCATCCAAGTTCCTTTTGGTACACTTAAACCATACTTATTAGTTTTATCCATTTTAGTATCTTCTACAATCCACGATTCAACAACAGTCAAGTTATTAATCTCCATTTCGTGTTCTAAGGTTGCGTTGTTCTGCATACTGTTTTGGAAAAACAATTCGCTTGCCCTTCTTACTGTTTTCTCAGAAAAGTAAACATAGAAAGTGTTGTCTCCATTCTTTCTAAAGATTGGTTTGTTAGGTATTAAAGCAGCCCCCATTAAAAGCCTTTTTTCGCCATCTACTTTAGCTAATTTAATTTCTTGCTCTGATAGTGTTAAAAAATCGCTTTCAATTGCGCCAGATTCCACTATTGAAATTGCTTCGATTCCAGTTAGACCTTCACTATCTTCGTCTAATATTAATTCTATTATGTCCATTGTATTTTATTTTAAAATGTTGCTTGTGTAATTGTATTATTTTGTAATTGTTGTGCAGTAGTTACATCTCCAGAAACTACAAACGCTTGAACTGGTTGTTGCCCTGACAACGCTCCAGCCACTTGGTTAAAACCTGATTGACCTACTACATTGAAACTTGGTGCTTGACTTGGTGATGATGGTATTGATGGTGCAGATGTACCGCCACCAGAAGTTGAAGGAGTTGTTGCTGATGTTGGTGAACCTCCTGCCTTTAAAGCTGATAAACCTTTTGCGGTCGCCGCTACAGATGTTGCAATACTTATACCAGCGGCAATATTATTGGCTGCTATAACTGGTATTGCTGCTGCTCCACTTGTAAGAATCGCTTGTGGAGTTGCTAATGCTGCTGCATTTGCAGCTTG